CATCAACAGATTTTTTTAAAAACAATAAAAAAGCCTTTTGCTCTTTCTCAGCCTGAGTGATTGAAAAGTCAGTGGTTTGCTTAACTTGTTTATTTTGGAGTGTTTGTTTGTCCTGTAATAATTTATTATATAAGGTTAAATCAACAACATTCCCCTCCTTTATAAACTCAAGAGATTCAGCCTCAATCTCTCTGGCTTTGAGTTCAGCCTCAATCTTTGACTCAATTGTTTGAATTTCATAATTCACCTCCTCTTTCCTTATCTCCTCAAGGATTTTGGCTCTCTCTCTTAAAAGTTTGTTTCTCTGTTTTTCGTATATATTTATAATTTCTCTAGTTTTTATACTGGCTTTTGATGATTTGTTGTTTTTTAGATTAATTTCTAATCCTAATTTTGCTGTTTGATTTTGTGTCTCTTTTAATAATATTTGTTTTTTCAAATCAGCAACCAAATCCTCCTCTGTTTTTGTCAATCTTAATGCACCATTATACTCATCCTGTTGACCCTCAAGTCTTTGGTCTAATAATGCTATATTATCTTTTTTACTTTTGCTGAATAAACCTGTTTGGAGTTTTTGTTGTCTCAACAACTCTTTGTTTTGTTGTATTCTATTATATACAACATCTCTCTCATTATATGAGAGGTCAAGTGTCTCCTCAGCAAAAGTCAATTTTTGACCTAATGCGTCAAGTTCAGCCTCCAGTCTTTTTGATTTTAAATCTGACAACTCTTTGTCTGATGCACCTCTTTTTTCAGCCTTTGCAATCTCCAAATCAATATTTGCTAATGTTTGATTTGTTGTTGTTTCAATTTCTTTGAATGCTTTTGATTGTGTTTCTGCTAGTTTTTCATATGCTTTGGTTAAATTGTCAACTGACTCAGTTCCCTCATCTGTGGCATCTGAAAAATCCCATAACAATGCTATTGCTGTTGTCAACAAACCAATTATTAATCCCAGAGGATTTGATTTTGTTGCTACGTTAAAAAGTTTCATTGATTTGGTTGCTGATTTCAAACCTCTGGTCATTGCAACCATTGTGATTCTATAAGCAACCATTAAACCCCTACTCACACCAATGACCAAATTGGTTGCTATCATTACAGCCTTATAAATAACAAACCATTTTAAAACCTTACCAATTGTCACCAAAATAGTTTGGAGGTTTTCAGTTAAAAATTTGATTGCATCTTTGACCTTCTCAACAGCACCACCAGACTCAGAAGCACCCAAAATCATTCCTTGCCATTTAGAATTTAAGAGAGACAGTTGACCTGATATTGTATCAAGTTGTTTCTCTGACATGTCTGCTAACTCCTGATTGACATCTGTGATTGAGTCTCTCAAATCAACCATTGTGTCTGTGTTGTTTATAAAGGTTTTAAAAGCACTCACAGACCTTTTGTCTGTTAACTCCAAGGCTGTTGCCACATCAATCCCTTTGGCTTCTAATTCTGCCAATGCTGGTGCTAAATCATCAATGTTTTTGATTGGTCTCCCTAATGCTTTGGCTAAATCTCCAGATGTGTCAGCTAAATTCAATAATATATTTCTAGTTGCTGTGGCTGAGGTTGATGCATCAAATCCAGCATTTGCCAAAGTTCCCAACAATGCTGTGGTGTCCTCAATTGAGAAACCTAATGCTGAGGAGACTGGTGCAACCTTTGACATTGCTGTCCCCAAAAATTCCATGTTTAATGCTGACTTAGTTGTTGCCACACCCAACACAGATGAAACCCTGTCCATTTCATTTGCCTCCAGATTAAAGGCTCTCAGAGTTGACCCAGCATTAAAGGAGGCATCTGCCAAATCTGTTCCTGTTGCTGATGCCAGAGCTAGAATGGAATCAGTTGAGTCCAAAATTTCCTGACTGGAAAATCCTAATTTAGCCAACTCTACACTCAATCCAGCTACTTCAGTGGCTGTGAACTTTGTTGACTCTCCCAATGCCTTTGCATTTTTTGTCAATGCAATCATGTCCTCATCAGTAGCGTTAGAAATTGCACCCAAATTGGCAATTGCTGTGTCAAAATCAACAACAACATTGAAAGCACCTTTGATAAGTTGGACAGCACCCATCACCCCTCCAATTAATCCAAAGGCACTGGCAACAGATTTGAGTCTCATCCCTAATTTTCCCCATGCTGATGTGTAATTCCCCACATTTCTTTGAGATTGTCCCACAGATTTATCAACCTTTTTGAGTCTTGTATCTAGTTGCTGTATGGTCTTGAGGAGTTTTTTCCCCTCTGATGTGTTTTCTTTGTTCTGGACAGCTAGATTTTTATATTTATTTCTCAATTCATTGAGCCTCTTTGACATTTTTGAATAAGCCTGTCCCTCTTGTTTGGCTAATTTTAAATTTTTAGCCTTTATTTTTGCCAATCTCTCCTCCTCTTTCCGAGTCTGGATGAGTCCTTTCATCTTTGTTTGATTGAGTCTTTCATTGTCAGCCTCCAATTTGCTCAACTCTCTTTGTGTTTTTACTTTCTCTGTTTCAATGATTTGCAATTGTTTGGATGCATCTGTCACTGTCTTGATTGCAATTGCTCTTTTTTTAAGTTGCTCAGTGTTTTTTAAATCCTTTGCACTAGCCTCCAAAATTTGTTTATTGATTGCTAACATCTCTTTGAGTTCACCTTGCAAAGCCTCCAGCATTTTCAAATATTCAGAGGCTGATTGTCTTGCATTTGCAAAAATGTCACCTTCAAAAATGTCCTGTTCACTAATTTTTTTGCCCATCTTTTTGCATTAATTTAATATAAGTATAAAATCTTTTAACTGATGTTTTTTTCACATCTAATCCAATAGACATGTATTTTTCAATGATTGCAACATCCTCCTCAAATGTTGATGACTTCTTTTTTTTTCCAGCAACCTCATCCAGTTTCATTTTTTCAATATTAATAATTGACTCCAAAGACTTGTCATCATTCAACCATCTTTGGATGATTAATTTTGCAATCTTATCCTCAATCTCCATTTTTTTAATATGGTTTTTTTCCAATCCAAAATGACTCAGATATTCATCATATAAAAATTGCCAATTGTTTTCAATTTTCTTTTGTTGTTTTGTGATTTGTCTTTCAGAGATTTCCTCTTTCAATGTGAATGTTAAATCTCCAGTGGTCAAAACTTTGTGAAAATTATATATTGGCATTATTTCAATAGATGTCCACATTTTAAGTCCCTTTGAAGATTTCCAATTCAACAGTTTTTTTAATATTTGGTAATAATGCATTTATAAATTTGTCCATGTTTTCATCTGTAAGTCCAAGAATGTCCTCTCCATATTCTAGAAATAAATTTGTCCCACTATATTGACCACCATTTTTTATGGGGTCAGCATCAATCTCAAAACCTTCCGAGTGTAAAATTACATCAAAACTTTTAAAAAACTCTCCTGTGTCAAATAATGTGTAAGGAGTCCCAGCAATTTTCCGACCTTGAGAGAGGATTTCTGTGGTCTTTGAATACACTGAACTCTCATGATATATTGAATATAAATCCTCACCATTTGAGTCAATGTGCTGTGTCCTCATTTGGATGGCTATGTTTAATTGAATCACGATTTTTTCTAATTGGGGATTTTGTGTCATGGTCTTAAATAAGATTTGACCCTGTCTGAGTCCCATGATGTTGTGTGCTACTTTATACAATGCCTCCATATCTTAGATATATAAAAAAAGAGTCCCACTCTGGAGACTCTTTTTTATAACATTATTAATTTTATTATTGACTTTCTTTTTTCTTTTTAGGTTTTTTTTTGCCTGTGATTTTATAATAAATCTCAGAGCAATTGTCCCCTAATTTAGAATGTGATTTTTTGAACTGGGATTCCGACATTTGCTTTATTGCCTCCACATTAAACTCATGACTCCCAATTTTAATCCATCCCATTATTAAAGAGAGATAAATGTTGACTCCTCAAGACAAGAAAAATCATATCTATCCTTTGAGGCTGTTAATTTCAAGACATCTCCTGGCAATTGTGATGGAATCACAAAGTCATAAACTCCAGCATTTTCACTCACTGATGAGATTGTGATTGTTGCTGGTGTTGTCACATTTGTCAATGTAAAGTCTCCAGCTAATAAGCCTGTCACTTTAGTTCCATAATTTGTCAACATTGTTGCTGAGAACTCTGTTGCACTTGACATCACTGGAGTTCCACAAACATCCAATAATCCATAAAGGTCAGCACATGAATAATCTAACTCATCAGCACTTATCAATTTGATGTTTTCATCTAACATTGATTGCTTCCACTGGAATTGAATCATTATCATTGCAACCTCTGAATCAGTTGCCTCAACAAATTGAACATTTACAGTATTTTTGTCAATCAATATAGGTCTCATCACTGATGTTGTT